TAAACACCAGAAAAAATTGAGCCAGGATGTGTATGAGGTTTATTATAATTACCTTTATTATTTTGATTAATCCATAAATTTAATATTGAAATCTTTACATTAGATAAATTGTAGCTTTCTGTAATAAGTTCTGAAGATTTAATTAATAAGGTATTACAAATTTTATCGTTTTTAATATGTTGAGTTTGATACCCTCCCTTATTAGATAAGATATTTCCTTTTTTATTTTCCATTTCATCTTGCAAAACATTTATAATTGTTTGATCTAAATCTTTATCAATTACAGATCTATAAAGTATTGAATCTTGAAATATGGGTATCTTAGCCATTCTCTTGGGATCTGTCTATTTGTGCATAACTTATTGCACCTTGTATCGTATTGCTCCCTGAAGCTGCTTGTACTGTTATAGAATCACCTGCTTCTAAATTTAAACCTTGAGGTGTAGCATTAACTTGAGATTTTGCAGCTAAATCATTTCTAAAGAATTCGTATTCTGTGCTTGAGTCAGATGAGTCCACAAGATTCATGTTAACTAAAACTGCTGAAGAGGCATCGTT